CAAAAGGAAGCACTAGAGTTATTTGTTAAATATTTCAATTTCCTATGGGACTGACACCTGCCAAGAAAGAAAGTACAGTCGCACAAATTGCACAACTTAAAAAGGATAAATTTCTTAATGCTTATAAACAAACAAACGGAAACATAACTGATAGTGCTAGTGTCGCTGGAGTTGCAAGAAGAACATATTACGATTGGCTAGAAGCAGATAAAGAGTTTGCCATGAAAATACTAGATTGTGAAGCCGAATTAAACGATGAAATTAGGCAAGTATTAATCAGCAAAGCAGCTGATGGAGATATGACTGCAGTAATCTTTTATCTAAAAAATAGACATCCTGATTTTAAACAACAACCTCAACAAAACAATATCCAAGTCAATGTTCTTAATAATTTAAAAGCAGATAAAGAAAAATTTGGAATATGAGTATATATACTCCCTACGAAAACTTTATTAAATTAAGACTAAATATCATAGACAAGACCGGAACTATTGTGCCATTTATTCCTAATCCACCACAACAAAGGTTTATGGAAGTGGCCACTGGTAGAGATATTATTTTAAAAGCAAGACAGGAAGGTTTTAGCTCATTAGTTGGTGGAATTTTTACTGCTGATTTTATTCTTGATCCAAATTCTCAATCAGTTGTTATTGCTGATATTACAGAAAATGCTATTGGATTATTAGACAAAGTTAAATTCTACTTAAAGTCTTATGAAGAGAAAATGGGATTCAAGATTCCTCTAAAATATAATTCTAAATACGAATTAGTCAATGAGGTATTAAATTCTAAATATCAAGTTGGTACTGCTGAGAACGTCGAATTTGGAAGGTCTAAAACAATCAAAAACCTTCACATGTCAGAGGCTTTCTTTTATAAACATTTTAGAAAACTATTAGCTTCTGCCCTACAAGCTGTTAGACCTGATGGAAGAGTCGTGATTGAGAGCACTGCTAATGGTTTCAATGAGGGAAAGGAATTTTGGGATGATTCTGTTGCCGGACTCACGGGTTTTAATGCTTTATTCTTCAAGGCTTCAGATTTTTACACCCCCGAATTTTTAGAAGGAAAGAAAAAAGAACTGGGACGTTTATTTAGTCAAGAATATCCGGAGACGGCAGAAGAGGCCTTTCTGAATTCAGGTGATGTTTATTTTGATCGTGAATCGCTTAAATATTATGGCTCATTAATAAGAGAACCATTAACAGATGCTTTAATTTATGTTTAGGCAATATCGGGAAATTAAGAAAGGTGAGTTCTTTGTTGTCTTTGGGGATACTTCCTCTGGTGGGGCCGATTCAAATGCCTGCCAGTTTTTGAGTAAAACCATGATTGATGTCCCCCTTGTTTATCATCAAAAAGGTATCGCCACTGAGATGACCAATTCCATTTTTCCGGTCCTCGAAAGATTGTTTGATGTTACCGGACTGAAACCGGTTGTGGCTTATGAAAACAACGCCGGAGGGATATTTGAATTAGAGAGACTGGCTGCCCTCAATCGAAACAATAAATACGAGATATATAAACAAGTTACCTACGGCACAACCCAAAGTGAACAGACGGAGAAAATTGGTTGGGTAACTAATACTGCCACCCGACCTCGGATGCTACAAGACCTTAAAAACGCCATAGATAATAGGCTTCTAAGGGTCTATGACAAACAGACGGTTGGCGAGCTGTATTCTTTCATCATCAATAGATTTGGAAAGCCAGAAGCCGAACAAGGGGCCCACGATGACTTAGTGATGAGTTTAGCTGGTGCTTGGCAGTTATATCAACAATGTGAGACTCCGGTATCAGATGTAGAGTTTGGCTTAGAATTTCCTAATGATTTATTATTTAATGACAAAGGACTTTATTGATTAAACTTAATGTAAATTTAATGGAAACTAAACCTCAAAACAACTGGGCCCATCTTAAAATAGCAGAAGAAATGCTTAAAGTTCCTAATGGGGTGTTTTACTTTGAAATAAGAGTTAGCAATAAGATTATCTGTGATGTCGTCTTTAGAGATTTTGAAAACTATGCTCAGCCCAAAAAAACTTGAATTCCATGCCATAGTTGAAAAAAAAGCCCAAGAGCTAGAGTATGGCTCGGCTAATTTTACTTTAACTATGAAAAATGGCGAACCAATCATTAAAACTCTTCAAATAGTTAAGACCAAGCGCTATAAAAACAACGTTAAACCTTAATTATCCCTTAGCAGTCTCTTGCTTATTCTGCTAATCTGTGTTATAATATAGCAGTTGACCACGAATAAGTGGTATTAGTTTTTGCCGTATATCAAGCGGTGTGAACCCCCGTAACAGGGGGTATTTTTATGGACCAAATATCAAATATCGTAAAGCAAAGGAGACAAGCAGCTGATGATTCACTCGTCAATAAGAGGGCAATGTGGAAAGAGCATGAGAATCTGTTTTTAGGTAATTTAGAAGACAAAATCAGCGATACTACTAAATCCAAAGTCTTTGACCACAAAATATCCACCTATATCATCGAGTCTGAGGCTCGGGTTATGGCACAAGTTCCTGTTGGGAAAGTGAAAGCAATTTCTAAAAATGACATGGGAGCCTCAGCTCTGATGAATCTGATTTTGGATAAATACGTTGTACCAAATGCTAATGCTCAACTCCCATTTCTAGTTAAGTTAAGAATGCTCCACAGAATGAGCAAAATATATGGAAATGCTTTTTATATGGTGGATTGGGATGTCAAACAGAATGGTTATGTTGGGCCAGATATATGGCTTATTTCCCCTTGGGATATCTTTCCTCAAGTTGGTGCGACTTCACTTGAAGACTCAGATTATATAATCGTCCGGTCTTGGAAACCATTATCTTTCTTTGAAAAGTTACGCAAGATTGATGGATATAAGAACCTAGACAAAGTCATAACAAAATTAAAAGAAAGCACAGGGGATAAACAAAATCGTGATTCTGATTCCAAAACTCAACGAGAAGAGGATGTAGAAACTGGAGTCTCAGGTACTAAAGGTGATGGATTCTATGAAGTCCTGTCAATGTATGAGCGTGATAGATGGGTTGACGTCGTCCCTGCTGCTGATTACACCGTCATTCGTGATGGTAAGAATCGTGGTATTGAAGGGGAGCTGCCAGTAGGTAATAAATGGGCAATTCCCTTATTTGAAGATTTTATGGGTATGGGTGATGTTGAAAGGGGTAAGTCGATGCAGTATGTGATGAACTCGTCATGGAACCTGGCCTTAGATTCAGCCAAGATGTCTATTTTCCCTCCGGTTATCTTCAATAAAGACATAATCGTTCCGTCCTCAATTAAACGTGTCGCCGGAGCTAACTGGATAGCTCGTGGTAATCCTCAACTTGCAGCTCAAGCTATTCAGCTTAGTCCCCAGGGTTTACAAACCTTTCAAGGTATCTATCAGAGTGCTAACGCTGCTCTCTTGAATCAATTTGGAACCACCGATACTACCGTGTCTTCCAACATAGACTCTACTTTTGGTAAAACCCCTCAAGCTCTAAAACAACAAGCTGCTAGAGAGAACTCACGAGACGCTTGGGATAAATTCTATGTCGAGATTGCCGTCAATCAAATTATGCGAAAGATGGTTAATCTTGTCGCCCAAAAGCAATCAGCCGCTATCAATGTTCGTCTCTTTGGAGATGAGATTAAAACCATTCTTAAAAAATATCCTGAGATGAGTGGTCAGTATGATGAGAAAACAGGGAACTTGAAGATTAATAAAAGTCAAACCGGTTCTATCCTCTACGACTACGAGATGGTGTCAGGTTCTTCCTTCGCTGTTGACAAACAGAATCAACAGGATAACGTCTTAGCTCTACTTAACCTTCTTATTCAAAACGCTCAACCCTCACCCCAAGGCGGAGTAACTTCCCCTATGATTGAACTCTTAAAGATGGAGGGGACAAACATTAAGTTCACCAAACTCTTAACCCAACTTGTGTCTGAAAACGTCAACAATTGGGATGAGATTATCGAGAGTCAAGATGCCGAAAAAAGCCCTGCCGAAGAAGACGATTTAGCTATGCAAGAACATCAGCAACAATTTATGGATTTAGTGGCTCAAATGGACGAGGGAGTCAATCAAATACCGGCTCAACCCGGACAACCCCCCATGCCACAAGGAGGAATAGATGCCAGCAATCAAGCCGGACTTCCACAGTATTAAGGGAGTTTGGGAACAACAAAAAAACGCGGAATTGGAGAAGAAGGGGATAGACCCCCAGGACGCTGCTTTTCACACGTTATCGCAAATGGAGGTATGGACTAATCTTAAAAATTACATCCAAAGCCTAAAAGAAGGACTCGATGCCCAATTAACTGTCGCTGTCGACTCCGGATTAAGTCGGGAAGATATCGGCGATAGAACCATTATGGTTACTTTAGCCAAGGGTCTTCTAAATTCGATTATCAATAAGGTGGAGGACTCCTCGGAAGTAGTCGAGGAGATAAAGGATGACAAATGAGAATCCAGACAATTTATATCAAACCAAGCAAGACACTACTGGGAAAGATGAAGTATATAGCGAATCACATCTGCATCCTGAAGAAAACAGTGAAGGCGAAGTCCTGAACTTTAACAATCCGTCCTTTTCCTTTGTCCCTAAAGGTTATCACGAGTGGCGACAAAGAGGTCCTTATGCAATTTGCACGTCGTGTGAACTAGAACACGCTATCTACATTGGTATGGACAAGTTACTAATTGGAATTGACAAAAAAGGTCAACCGATTCTAAAGAAAAAAAATTAAAAAAAGAATTAGAAAAAGGTTTAGACGAGTGGCAGGTTCCTCCTACCTGCCACTCATCCAAGTCTTTTTACCTGATCCGTAGAGAGCTTGAGTCTCGGTGAACTATACCACTGTTTATCAGTTCAATATGCAATGCCAGAAGAACCAAATTTGATGGAAAACGAAAACGTTGAGGTCGAAAACAACGAAGCTGAATCATCACCAGTAGAAGAAAAAGCGACATTAGAATCAGAAGAGAGTCAATCCTCTGAGGCCGATCAGCCCGAGAGTGAAGAAACTGAATCTGAGGATGGTGAAAAAAGGGAGACGGGTGCGAGCAAACGTATCCGAGGACTAGTTAAGGAGAAAAAACAACTTCAAGACCAAGTCGAAAGTCTATCCTCAAAGATAGAAGAGTTTACAAATGGACTCAACAGGTTTGAGTCAAGTACACCCCCTTCGGGTGATGGTGAACGTGAACTAACTTTGGATGACCTTCGTGCTTTAACCAGAATGGAGATTGAAAAAGAAAAGGCTATCAATCGCATAAATTCTGAGGCAAAAGAAGCTGTGGCCGCCTACCCACAATTAGACCCTCAAAGTGATAAGTTTGACCCCGATTTGAACGAAAGCGTTACAACTGCTGTCTATCACGCTGTTATGGGAAACCCTAACACGTCGGTTACCGCCCTAGTGGCTAAAATGATGAAACCGTTTACTAAGTCAGTAGAAAGTGCTGTCGCTTCAGAAAAAAGTAACCTCGCTAAACAGGCTGCCGAGTCTGCTATGAGACCTTCAAGTCATGTCGAAAAGACTGAGAAATCTGTTGAAGATATGAGTATTGAAGAAATCAAGGAAAAATACGGCGTTGTTTATTAATTATTTTTATTTATATCATGGCTGCTGAAACCACATTAACACTCTCCAATGAGATGATGACTCTCTACTCGAAAGTCTTCCTCAAAAGAAATGAGTGGGAACAGGTGATGGAAGAAGGCGCACAGAAACAAACGAGAAGTCAAAATGAAGGGAAATCAATTCTTTTCAATAGATATGCTCCTTTATCTGTCGCTACTACTCCATTAACCGAAGGTTCAAATCCTTCAGAAGTATCTTTGTCCTCAAGCACTGTTACTGCTACTCTTTCCGAATACGGTAACTCCGCTAAAATCGGTAAATTCTTATCATTAACCTCGGTTGATGTAAGAAACGCTGAAAAAATTGCTCTCTTTGGTCAAAACATGAGAGAGACATTAGATACTTTGGTTCGTGACGGTGCTCTCGAAGGTGGTACTGCCCGATTAGCTGGTGGAAAGTCCAACATAAGTGATATTGCTGCAAGTGATGTCATTTCTGCTGCTGAAATCCGCAAAGTCGTTCGTACTCTCGAAGCCGCTTATGCTCCAACCTATGAAGATGGATATTTCATCGGAAAAGTTGGTCCATTCGTCAAAGCAGACCTTTTGGCTGATAGCACTTGGATTAATTCCAAGGTTTACTCCGATGTCAAGAAATTGTATCGAGGTGAAATGGGTGAATTGTATGGTGTCCGTTTCTTGTTAACCAAGAATCAAAAGACGACCTCAAGCACCGATACTGTCTATCACAACTACATTCATGGTAAAGATGCCTTTGGTGTCTACGACCTTGAGGGTGACCAACCCAAACTATATATCGTACCTTCTTCAAGCGTGGATTCTGGTAATCCTGCCGGAAGGTTTAGTATGATTTCATGGGCTGGCTCCTTTGTAGCTAAGGCCTTAGTGTCTACTTGGATTTCGGTACTTAAAACAGGCGCTACACAGTAAAATGTGTGTCTTTCGGGATTAGTTACTAACCACACTGGGGTTCATTCGTGGACTCCAGTAGGTTATTAATTAAATACAAAATGGAGAAACAGGAGAAACAGGAGGTTATTAAACCAGTAGAGGGCTATTTAGTGATTAAGCCCGATACGATTGAAAAAACAGAGAGTGGTATCTATCTCTCTAAAGAGGTAAGTAAGAATCTTGCCCAGGCCGGTAAGGTTATTAGGGCCGGAAAGGGAGCACCCTGTAAAGAGGGGGACACCGTTGTTTATCAAGAGTGGAGTGGTAAGGAATATAAAGACCACCTCATTTTAAAGTTTGAAGACATAATGGCGGTGATTGAATATGTATGACCCGTCAAGAGTGGATGACCTAAAGTACATCCAACAAAAATATAGGGAAGAAAAAGACCCGAAGAAAAAAGCACAGTATAAAAAAATGGGTCTATCAATTCTTAATCAGAGTCCAAAACTCATTCAGCACCGAGCTTATCTAGCCAATGCTGCTAGACGGGGAGACTCAAAAACAGTCAAAGAAATATCAAATTATATAAAAAATGGACACTGTATTTAGACAACCCGTTAAACCAGTGGAGGAAAAACCTGAAGTAATGCCTGAGAGGGCAGATTCTAAGGTGGAATTAAAAACCGAATCCTTTTTAGGTTATGAAATGGAAACTCATCAACCCTATCTTAGTAAGTATTTTGGAGTTGAGGAAACATGGAATGAGCCAATGGCGGGATTTAAGGAAGACTTTGATGTTATCAGTTCTTATTTCAAAGACAAAATTAATCAAGGGGAAATGTCTGACTCAATCGAATCAGTTAATGAAAAACTTAAATGGATTGAAAAGATGGCTAATATCGACAAAACAGAGAGAACAGTAATGAAAATAGAAAAGATTAAAGCCTTTGTTAAATTTTTAAAAGAAACCGACCAAATAAAAGTTAATGGAGCTAAATATGCGACAAGGTAAGCCAATTACATATCAATCAACACAAGAATTACAAAACCAATCCTTTGATAGGGATTATCAACTCAATGTAGTTGAGTCAATGACTGTCAATCCAGTTACTGGAAACATTGAAAGACCGGTAGCCATTCAGGGTAATGCCTCACTTTCCATAAGTGAATCAGTCGATGGCACAGTCACTACTAAAATGATTACTAAGACTATTGGAACAGACACTTATACAAAGACAGTTGCTATAGATTCGTCAGATAATTCCGTTACAGTTTCAACATGGAGTACAGTATGACATTAACAAAACTTCCACTAGGTAAATGGTGGGTAGAAACAGATGAAAATGGTGAGATTATCGCCACCTACAATAAAGAAGCGATAACTGCCGATATTAAATCAATTAAAGATACTCTTGGGACTAAGACTCTAAAAGCCGAAGAAGAAAGGATAGTTCTTTTACTTCAAAACAATGTAGAAGATTCCGAGCTAATCAGTAAAATGGCTGAGGCGTATAGAACTAATATGGAAACAGCCGAAAGAGCTGCTTTAGAAACTAAGTTACAAAATTTAATAGATTTAAGAAAACTATTAATCTAAAATGGCAACTTGTACCTTTACATCAGCAGGAGTAAACAACCTTTGGTCTAACGCAGCTAACTGGGATAGGGTGCCTGTTGATGATGATACGATTATAATTACAGCAGGGCAGACTTGTGAGTACGACATTGATATGAGTGCTTGGGCCAACGGGGTACAAGGTATAACAATCACTGGTGCCACTTTATATATAACCCGTACTCCTGGAACTTATTATTTAAAAATCAAGTCAGCTAAAACTATTGCTGGAGTGGGAGGAGTGTTTGACTGTGGAACGGTTGGTGACCAAATGCCTTTTACGGTAAAGTTTACTTTAAAGTGTGCGACTTCATGTTTTAATGCAAATGTTACTTTGTATGTTTACGGACAAAATCCCACTATAAAACAGGTTAAATTAACTGCAGGAGCGACTGTAGGAGCA